ATTTTTTTAATGATGGATACCCGAAAAATATACAATACTGATTAATTCCATCCCATAATCCATGATATAAACGGCCTGAACCAATTACATCACCAAAATCATCATACCATGTTATTATCCCGGTGGAATCAGATTCAAATTTTTGTGTCCATGTTTTAACAACCTTTTGTTTTATTGCAGTTGCATATACATGGCCCCGGGTTCCGGATGTTGTTACAACGGTATTATTGACAATATATGATATTGGTGGCAATGCACCAAAAAATGTATCATTCAAAACAATCCTTATATTACCATTGGATTCAATTTGGCACGTTCCAACCCCGGTCATATTAACAATTTTTCCTGGTGCATATGTGGTTGTCTTAATCTTAAATGATGTAACTTTTTTATCAGATCCAATATCATTATCCAATATATTATTGACGAAAACCATTTTTTCCAATGACTTTTCAATTTTTAACGTATCATGCACGGGTTTTGGCTTTGTTTGGGCATAACTACACACCGGGCCGGATAAAATGGATACAATGGCAATTAATGCGGCAAATTCGGCAAAATTAAACATTCGCATGTGATTGTTTTATTTTGCGGTCGATTTTACCTAATTCCCTTAATGTCCTATCAATTGAAAATATTTCATTCATGATTGGGTCCGGGATGGAACCAATTTTGGGAATGTTGATATGCGGGATGAATTTGAAATGGGTTCCATCAACATCAATTTTTTGGATGTATTGTTTGTGATATCCAAAACCGGGTTTATCCGGATGTAAATGTGATCTACGTTGTGAACGTGTTGGTGAAAATGATGTTTGGTTGTATCCAATGTGAAATTTTGCCACAACGGATGCCGGGAATGGTTTGTTTATAAATTTGTTACTCATGCAGCAAATTTAAAGAATAAAAAATTACAAATGCAAAATTATATTTTCGCCAATTGGAAATGCATTCCATCCAACCGTTTCCACACCCCGCCCCAATCAAACCCGGCATCAATGAAACATTGAACAAATCCCGGTGATAATTTCGGTTTGACATACAATCCATTTTCAAATGCATTCACATCAATGGCAATTCCCCAACTATGTAAACTCATGGAAGATGCCCCGCGTTTTTTACGGATATTAAAACATCCATCAAATGTTTTCAATTCATCCACAAATCCCCGGTCTATTAAATTTTTAAATGCCGCGGACAATGGGCCAATGATATCCCGGTTGCAATATAACCGTTTCGGGATAACACCAATTTCCAATTCAGGTGGAACATCCCAAATTGTCATGTTTACATGTTTGGTTGGATCACCGTATTTTTTTAATGCTTGTAATGATGTAACCATGATATTAATGATTTTTAACGGTTATATCTTCCACCGGAAGATTTGGCAATTTTCCCTTTTTGCCATACATGGAATAATTCGGGTTTAAAAAATTGTGCAATACATTAGCAACGGCAACAATGCCGGAATAAAATATTGCCCATAAAAAGTTTTCATTTGGCGGGAAAACAAATGTTTTATTAATAATCGATTCCACCGTGAACGCTAACATTGCCCACAAAAATGTTTTGATTAATGAACCAAACGGTGTGGTGAAAAATTTGTTAATTGATTTTTTCATATACTTTTTTAATTGATTTTTTGTATAACCTTTTGTTTTTCAGTCTTTTACCAACTACATTTTTTACTAACTTAATCGTTTTTGTCAATCCATTTGGCCATACCAATTTAAAAAATGCAATGATCAATGCAGTTGCCAATCCGGTGGAAACGGATGATGCCATTTGCATCAAATTCAAAGATCCGGTTTCTAATATTAACATATTGCCTTTGCAAAATGCCGTTATCCCGCCAAAAATCATTCCCAAATGATCGTGTGTGTAATAAATTGCCTTCATTATATAGTTTAGTTTTGTGTTTTCCATATATTTATTTTGCGAATGTACCATATTATTAAATTAAATTGTTAATATTTTTTACACTTCCGATTGCCAATCCATTGACCGTTTTAACATTGGCTTTTACCAATCCATTGACCGTTTTAATTGATGATGATGATGATTCATAAAAATTTGCTATCGTTGCAACAAACCAATTTGTTCCAACACCGGTAAATGTTGGGTTTTCACTTCCGGAACCCGTTGCAATTTTATACGCGCATATAGATCCGTAATTGTTTGCGGTATGTTCATCGAATGACCCAATATTAAAGGAACTATCGATTGTCATTGGTGCCACATTAACCCCATACCACGTTGCCCCGCAAAAAAATAAATTATTTGCATTACTTGGTGTAATATTACCCGTTTGTATAGTTAATGCATTATTGGCGTTACCATTATTTTGATCATATATTGGTGTGCTTGTGCTTGAAAATGCAACTACTTTAAGCCCACCATAAGAATTTGCCCCGGATGTTGAAAATGTATGTCCGGAACCTGCCGTTGGATTGATACAATAGTATATTATACCGGCACCATCTGTTAAACCATCAACGTATTGTGTTAATGGTATCCACGTATTGCCTTTACTATCACTAATAGTAGGGGGATTGGGCACATAATAACAAACATATATAGTTATTAGTGTGGCCCCCGTTGTGTCAATTGATGGTGTTGTTCCACCATTTGTTGCCCCTTCAAAATGTGTTTCATCTATGTATGTAAATGCCATGATTATGTATGTGTTATATAATCCGGTGATGGGTCAAAATAAATAACATCCGCGGTGATTGCGTATCCAATTACACGAATTGCGGCATCCGTGGTTGTTGGTTGTGTTGCGGTAATTGTTCCGGCCGTTTCGCTTATATACAAAACTGCGCCCGGGGTCCATGCCCATGCATCATTCCGGATAATAGATCCTTTTAATGCCACATTGATTGGATTTGCCGCGGTTCCGGCCGCCAATGCAACGGATAACATGCCGGAATACAATGATAATGTGTTTGCATCCGTTTTAACCCATTGGGATGATGAATTTAAAATTAATAAATCCATTGCGGCCAATGTTGCACCGGCATTTAAATCATTCGTGCGCGGTCCTTGTGCGGTTAAATCGGAAGATGGTGGAATTGTTAAATCTGATATGTTGTTGTAAGTATATAAACCATCAAAATAAGTTTTTAATGTGGCTTTGATATTGGACCAACTTAATTTTTTCAATATGTTGGATGCCGCGGAATCCATCAATCCAATATAATCAGCATCCACCGGTGTTGATTTATCAGTTGCCCCGTTTATCAATGCCCCGGTGGTGGTGGTTGTTTCGGCCGGGGCCGCTGCCAATGCCGCGGAATTAAAATCACTTATGGTTGATGCGGTTTGGGTGCCGGTATGGTTGGCGCGGTTCTTTGCGGCGGTTATATCGGTACCATCCGCAATGGTTCCATCCCGGTCCGGGAATGTATATGTGCGGGATGCCGTGTTGGAATTCGTGAAAAATGATGTGAATGTGTTTAATACGTTTTTGAAATTGATTTTAAACAATGTCAAACCCACATATCCACCGGTTGCATCTTTTGATGCAACATTTTCCGGGACATATCCAATGTTTGTTTCCGAAATTGACCAATTGGCCGGTGTTGTTCCCGGTGTGTTCACTAATGCCCGGACCAAATCCCCGGGTTGAACGGTTATCCCGGCAATGGTTCCCGCAACCGATATTGTCCAAATATCACCTTTTAAAATTGCACCGGCCGTTCCTGAACCACCGGATGCGGGATATGTTGATGTTGCGGTTGGATCATACGAACCCCTATCATCCCATAATCCAACCACCAATCCATCCGCATATGATTGCGCGGATGTCAGTATTGCGGCATCCGCGGTTGCTTGTGCGGTGGATACCGGTTTGTTGGTGTCGGATGTATTATCAACATTTCCCAAACCAACATCCGATTTTGTCAATGATAAATCCGTTTTCAATTGCGCCGGGGTGCGGTTTGCCCATGCGCCTGATTTACGTTGAATGATATCATCATTTGCCGGGGTTAATCCCGCAATGGTGGTTAAATCTGAATCAATCGGTTGTTTATTCGCTAAATCTGTATCATCCGCAATGGTTCCATCCCTATCCGCAAATGTATATGTGCGGGATGCCGTGTTGGAATTCGTGAAAAATGATGTGAATGTGTTTAATGCATTCTTAAAATTGATTTTAAACAATGTTAAACCCGCATATCCACCGCTTGCATCTTTTGCCGCGGTGATTGCGTTTATTTGCCCTTGTGCTTTGCCTAATCCCGCCAAAATCGTGTCCGTGTCCACAATGGCACCATTGGTGATTGATAACCCCGTTAAAATGGTTGAAACAACTTTTGAATCCGTGGCAATGTCATAATATGCCGCCGCTGAATCCGTTAATTTTAAATCACCCTTCGATCCGGCGCGCTGCAAAAAATATAATGAATTCGCCGCCGGTGATGCGGGAAATGATGTCACTTGAAAAAATTGTACTATTGCCATTTTATTAATTTAATTATTAGGGCCATAAATTTCCCCATGTTGGTAAATCCCCATCCGGAACAATTACGGTTTCATAATCAAATGAAACCGGAACCGTGCCGCCGGATAAATATTCAATATTTATTTCCTTTGTATCACCCGGATCCACAATGGCATATAAAACACCGTTTATGTTGATTGTAACCGGTTCGCATGTGTCCGGTGGAATGTCGGGTTGGTTCCCGCTGAAAACATACCCGGAATCCGTTAAATCCATCTTAACCGCGGTATCATAACCATCAATTAAATTGGCAACTTTCAATTCCACGGTTTCAGGAACACGAACAGAAAACACCAACCGCCCCATCATCACATTTTCCGCGTCTTGTTTTCCGGGATCCGCAAATGCCAATGAAACAACTTTTACATTTGAAATGGAAGGTGGTGGAAATAATAAACGGAAATAATCCGGGTGTTCCAATATGGCCCGGCACATTCCTAATAACCGGTGCAATTTTATTGTTGCCCTTTGATCACCGCCGTTGATGTCGGCACCTTCAATTGATTTGGCTTTTGTATATACATCGATATTGTATAAATATGTTCCATCTTCCGCGCGCTGATCCTTATTATCAAAATTGCCGGATGCCAATGAAACATTTATTGCGGGTGCTTCCGTATGATCAAATGCCAATGTACGTTCCACCCATACCGGTAAATTCAAATCATTGTCGTATGATAAAAAATATTGATTTTCAAATTCGGTAAATAAAATCAATGCAATCCTATCCCGGATTTTTTCGAAATTTTGGGTTGGTATGGGATTGATGATGATTGCCATTATGATTCTAATTCATTAAGTATGCATACAATTAATCCAATTGATTCATCCGGGAACCATTGATTGATGATGTATGTATTCAACACCCCGGTTGAATCAATGGCCCTTAACTTATGCCCCGCTAAATTAACATTATTATTTGCATCACGCAATGGATAATTCACATCAACCAATAATTGTTCAGAAAATGAAATGGATACATTTTTTGTATTCACCCGGTTCCCATCCGTATCAATCCCCAAATGGTGTTTTGTGTGGATGCCAACAATATTGGCAATGGTTCCATTGGGTGCAATAAATTCCAAATCAATTCCCCATTCATCCGTGTTGGATGTGATTTGTTGAATGTCTTGTTTTGCTTGTTCGAATAAACCCATGTTGAATATTTAGTTAAAAAAAAAGCCGCATTACACGGCTTTTTTCATTTTATTATTAACTTTAAAAAAAACTTACTTATACAAATTGAAAAGGGTTTCTTTGTTTGCCGTTGATGGGAATTCAATGTTATTGTCATTTAACCAATTCCGCAATTCCTTAACTGATATTTCATCGTATGATTTTTTTTCAATTTCGGGTGCATTTGCGGTGGTGGTTTCTTCAATTGTAGGTTTTACAACCTCATTCATTCCATGATGAAAATTGACTTCGGTTGGGTGAATTGGTTCCAAAAATTTTTGTGCAACTAATTCAACCGCGCGGCCCGGAATAAATGATTCATCCGTGACAATATCACCACTTTTGAAAATCATTTTACCCAACCCGCCAACCGATAATGCAATTACTTTATAATTCATACATCAATTAGGCAACAACTTGTGCGGTATAAATTGTATCAACGGCAACCGGAACGGCCAACCCCGCGGATTCAATATCAACAATGCGGGCCTTTCCACGCTTATCCAAATACTCATTCATCACATACGCGCCCATTTGCGGTGGTGTGTTTGGTGTGATCAGTTGCGGAACCGCTGCAAACGCCAATTTGAATTTTGGATTTTCAGGAATCAAAATCACCTTTTTTGGATTCAAATACGGTGTTGATGCATTTGATGCATTATCATAATATTGCGGATAAGACCATAATCTTACACGGTATGAACCACATGAAATTTCACCGTGGTATGATTGTCCAACCGCCCCACGTTGCGGTGCGGCAACGGCATCCAATGCCATGTTGAACAGATTTTGACGTTCTTTGAAAATGGTATTCCCGAATAAATCGGATATTGCATCGGAACCCATGATGCAATTGAATACATTTCCTTCCGCTTTTCCAACCTGACGAAGGAAATTGCAACCATCTTCCAATTGATCAAATGGATTCACGGAATTGGCCCAATAGTTGCCCGCGCCCCAATCTTTCAATGATGCGGCTTTTCTTTTGAAATCAATGTTTGTTGATCCCGCGGATGTTGTTACAATACCGGTTTCCAAAACTTGGGCACATTGCAATTCATATGCACGTTCAATTTTTGAACGTAAATCAGTTGCGGCATCCGCAACACTATTGATGTACGCGGCAAACAATGCATCACTTATTTCAGTTGCACCATACAAACGATCGTACAATTGTAATTGTGTTGCATCAAACCATTCACGGAAATAATGCGGTATAAATACCTTTTCAGTTGAACGGGAAAATGTGTTTCTATTTCCATCGGTTCCCCTTACAACATCAACGGCAATTTTTTCATATCCGCGCTGAACCTCAATGGAAATTTCCAATGTTGGTGATTCCACGGTTGGGAAAAATGATCTTAAAAATGCGGTTGGAATTGAACGTTGTTTGAACGCTGCAATCACTCTGTTGGTATATAACCCTAATGCATCGGTAGTTGAGATATTTGGCATTGTCTTATTTATTTAAATTTTATGTATGTTTTAATTTTCCTTTTTTTGCACTTGTTTATGAATTATCAAATGCGGTCATTTCAGTCGATTCAACCAAACGAATTCCGGCGGTATCCGCTGCAATTCTATCTTCCAACCTTCTACCATCAACGGTGGTATCCATGCTATCCGAACCGCTGAAAACAACCTTATCTTTCACAACATCACCATAATTGCAAATCGGCAAATCTAACAGATCACCACCTTCCACAATAAAATCATCTGCCAAAATACCAACGGGATATTGTGAACCATCTGATGCACCGGATGCCAACGGTTTGATGTAACCGGTTGCGGCAACGCGCCCCATCAATGTTCCGGCGGCCAATGTTACGGCATCATACGCGGAATTGTTATATGGTGCATTGATATAACGGTTTTCCCAAATGAAAATTTTGGATAAATCGGTGTTTACGGTCAATTGTTGGCCGGTGTTCAACACTATTGTATTTGTACTCATTTCTTAATTTATTGAATGGTTAATGGTTATTTGATTCCAAAATGGGCATCCAATGCCGCTTCAAATTCTGCAATCTGTTTTTCCTTGTCGGTTTTTTCTTTTGATTCAACTTCTTCCGTTTTAACGGCTTTTGTTGATTTACCTTCTATTTCACCTAATGTTTTTGCACCTAATGCGGTAACGGTGAATTCTGCCATTTCGGTTTGGGTGATGTTTTTTCCATCTGTTATTCCCTTTTTAACCGCAACCGGATCAATTGCATTGAACGCCAACCATGCCCCAACACGGTCTTTTTCTTGTGCAATACCTAATGCAATCACCGCGGCATATACTTCCGGGTGTTCGGCTTTTAATTTTTCAATATTCATTGGTGTAATTTTTTTATTTTTTTCGGAATTTTCAGTTTCTTCATTATGGATTGCGGCAATTTCAAATGCATTGTTGAATGCTGACATTTCCACCGGGTTAAGTTTAACAACCTTATCAATCAATCCAATTTGTTTGGCTTCTTTTGCGCTCAACCACACATCAATACGTTTGGTTGAATCAAAAATTTCATCAAAGCCAATACCTTTTAACTCTTTTAGTTTTGCTTCATCAATTTTCAATGCGAATTTTTTGCGCAAATCAGCATTGATATCATCCAAAAATTTTTGATCTTCCGGGGTTTCTACATAACCATTTGCGCGGTGAATCATTATCCGGGAAACATCCAATGCTTCCGCACTTGTGGCATATGCCAAAATAAATGATCCCATTGATGCAACGGATCCATCCACTTTTAAATGGATTTTTCCGGTGTGTTCCTTCATTTTTGCAATAATGCCCCATCCCGAAAAAACAGAACCGCCCGGGGTGTTCATCCTTATAACAACATCGGATGTTTTGTTATCTTCCAATTTGGTAATCAAATTTTCAGCAACAAAATCATAGATTGGTGAATATAAATATAATTCTTTCGGCATTATTTATGGCAAAATTCATTTATAAAAAATATAATGTATTAATTTGTACCATAAAACGGGCAAAAATATTTTTTGCATTGTCAGAATAGATAAATACATTTGTGAACGTATGGGAAATGAAAAAAAGAAATTGCCGGAAATCCGGGTGCGCGGCATTGCCGGAACATTACCGGATGAACTTCAAAACATCGCGGATCATTTGGGAATTGGAAGAAACCAATTTTTGAAACTTAAATTGCGGGAAATTGCCAATTCATATCCGGACAACATGAAAACACCAATGGATGATTGTTAATCATCCTTTTCATCATCATCCGGTTTTTCAGGGGTTATTTTCTTCACAATTGGGTTTTCAGGTAATGAAATACCCAATTTTTTAGTTTCGGCCAATTCTTCCGCAAATTGACGAATATTTGAATCAGAATCACCACCACCCAAAATTTCAGTTGATTGTTCAACGGTTGTCAATGGGATATGATCCGCGGCCTTACCTAATTTCACACGTTCCGCGTTTGCTTCTTTCAATGGATCGATATGCGGGAACATTGGACCGGTGAAACGTGCGGATGTATATGCACCAATAACCCAAATATCATTTATTAAAAACGCTTTTAAATAACCCGGTGCGCGGACCTTTTTTTTCAATACTTCTATTGTTAGAAATGCATTATAAATTGGTTGATAAAATTGTTCTGAAAAATCTTCTCTATTCACTTTAATTGTATGTTCCCAATCCTTTGTTGCGGCCCGGGATGCTGAAAATGAATCATTGTATGAACTCATTGCAACATTTGGCGGGATTCCAATGGTTGCACAAACAATGTCAATATGGATGGAATAAAAATCTTTAAAATATAATTCACCCTTTGATTCCAATGCGGATAATTTTGAATCAATCGGCATATTAAAAACTTGTTTATTGGTGGATGCGGCAACCTCGGATGCCAATTTGCGACCGTTTATATCTTCCGGCAAATCTTCCGATTTTGCATCCGCATCGTGGGCCATTGCCATTCGTTTGATCAATGGTGATTCCCCGGTTGATTGGGTGCCGTGTTCAATGGTATAAACTATTTTTTGCCGTTCTTCCGCGCTTCCAATGGTTGCTTCTTTGTATCGTTCCATTTTCTTCATGGTTTCCAATACACACGCAATCAATGGCATTCCCCGGTTATTATCAATGCGGTATTCCAACCCATAAACCATGTAAGCCATTATTAACCCATTTATTTTTGCCGGGATACGTTCATAATCCATTGCGGGGAATTTCTTCCGCACATAATATGCAACATGTTCCCCGGTTTCATTCACTTCAATCCCATTAATCAATTGATGCCCGTTTGCCAAATTTTCCGGATAATATTCGGATCCGAAAAATGGGGATTGAACGTGGGCCCCATCAATTAATTGGACTTTCAATATACCATCAACCACCCGCAACACAACAAGCGCATCACCGCCAATTGTTGCGGTTTTATGGGCCGTTTTTGCAAGTTTATGCAAATTTGCCATTCCGGAAAATGATGCCATGCGGGATTTTCCCCAAACACCCCACCGGGATTCAACAACATTATTGAAATCTTCCGTGTTGATGTTTATTTGTTCGGAATTCAATAAATCAATGGCCGGTTCACATTGTAATTTTAAACCGCCGCCAATAATCCATAATGTAAATTTTTTTAAAACCGTTTGTGAAATATCTGATTCCAAATAAGATTGCCAACTTCGCATCCGCAATGATGTATAATCCAATGTATAATTTTTAATAGGTCCTAATTCACCTAAATTTTTTTCACCTGAAAATGCATATGAAAAAACTAATTCACCGTATCCACGCGCGGATGGTGTTTTATTTTCTTCCGGGGCCGGTGTGGATGATGGTGTTAAAAACCAATTGATGATTTTTTGACCAAAATTTTTATTTTCCATTATCTTCTATTTCGGTTAGTATTAAAACTTTTTGAATCCATTAAACGGACCACACGGCCGGTTGATTGATTTACATAATATGTGCGCAATCGTTGGAATGATTGTATTGATTTATATATTCCATCCGTTCCCCGGTATAATGTCCGGATGATTGTTTGACCATCATTTAATGAATATTCGGAAATATTGTCCGTTGTGGCACCTTTTGCCGCGGTCAGTAACAATGCATCAATGATGTTGTCTATTGCGGTTATTTTGGCGGTGATGGATGATTGGGATTGGATATATAACCCTTCCGAATCAAAATAAATGTTTTCCATTAATGCAAAATTATGGTTTTATAATGCAAAAGTATATAAAATTTTATCCGGTTTCAATTTTTATTTTGGATTTATTGAAAAAATATTGTATTAATCCACCGGGATAATAAGAAAACACCCCATGAAAATCAATCATTTAGCAACACATACAAAATATGTGTTGCATATGTGGTTAATGGTTGTATCTTTGTACTATGAATAACGAAATAAAAAAATCAGCATTAACCCGGGCAATTGACAAAGCGCAAAAATTGGCCGGCCAAACAATCACCATTGAAGGACAATTTTATTCAGTAAATTACAAAGGATATAAAATCCAATTTGCATGCAATGGAAGATTAAACGAAAATTCAACACCTACATGTTTTTATACAACCAAAATTGGTGGTATTCCGGATGATGCCCAAACGGATTATTTTGGCGGCACCTTTTGGGATAACTTAACCCAATGTTTTAAACACGTTGAACGGATGCAAAATAATTAAACCAACAAACCCGGGGCCGGTTCTTCCGGCCCTTTTAATAAAAATAAATAAATATCATGT